AGTGTGGCGGTCAGGATCATTCTGGCGGCCACGGCGGCGCGTGCTCAGACTTTCCATCTGCGGATTTGCGATACGCGCATTGACGTTGATCTTCATGTCTTCTCCTTAGAAAGAGTCGAGCGGCATCCGCATCAGCACTTTGAAATAAGCCTGACGGCCATCAACCTTCGCACGAATTCCATCCGTACCAAGTTTAACGTCTGCCACTTTCTTGTGTTCACCGAAGTAGGCGACCGGAATAGAATCGTCTACGGTATCTTCGACAATGAACCCGACAGGCTCAGTTGCCATCAGCGATGGGTTGCCGACCACTGCGATATTCATATCCTGTGCATGGTCAGGATCAATTTTCGATAGCAGCTTCTTGATCGCATTGTCACCGGCCCCGTATGCCGCTTCACGCAAATTTCGCACGAAACGAACAACAGGGTCGGTGACACCAGATTCAGAAGCCACGTTAAGACTTACGTGTACTTTCATGATGGTGTCCTCCGACCCTAAATTATCGTTTGCCGCCTTACAGGAGCAGCAAAGTTCCGCCGCCAGTTGCGGAAACCGCAACCAGTGACTTGGCTTCTTTCAGGTAAATCTCAGGTGCGCACTTCTGGATGAAGTACGGGCTCACCGAAGTTGCAGCACTCAGCGAACTCAGCGGGATAGAGCGCGAGCCCCGCTTCATGATGCGCAGGTCTTCGGCATCGGAGTCGAAGTCGAAGTGACGACGCACATGGTCTTCACACCACTCGGGAGTATCCTCGCCGAACTCAAACACGTAGACGTCACTCGGCGGAGTATCGTCGTCCGCAATCGGGCGCGGCATCTGCGCAGACAGAACGGCGCGAGTGAACACAACGCGCGACTTGGAAATGCCGTAGCCCAGAATGTTGGTGGTGTATGCGAAGTTGTCGCCCTCCAACTCACCGATCCCTTTCACTGCGTCATTGATAACCAGACTGCGACTGTCGATAGATGCAGTCAGCGCACACGGCACCATGTTCGCGTTGAGGTAGTTGGTAAGGTATTCGGCGATGGCGCACGCCACACAGCGGCGTCCATTGTCTTTCGAATACTCTATGTATTTCAGCATACTCGACGGAACCGGAATTGCGATGTGCTCCGCCGCAATGATCGACCAGCCTGCGGTTTCCGTGTCTTCAACAAGAGCGTCGTTGTCGTAGAAGATGATGCCTTGCAGCAGGGCGCTGATATTCAGCTCAAGCGCCGTGGTGCTGTAAGTAGGATCCGAGGAAATGGCAGCTATGTCCAGTCGCACATGACGCAGGCCACGCGCAGGGTGCGCGATAGCAGCGTGAGTTTTCATGTTGACGACGTTCAGCGCGTTCTCAGCAATAAGCATGGTGTCACCTTAGTTGAGGTTGATGTTGTTGCCCTTCTCGATAATGTCACCACCAGACTTGATGACAATATCCTTTCCGGCCTTGATATTGAGGCCCTTGCCGACTTCAATATCGTACTTGCCCTTAATGACGTCCTTGCGGTCGCCGTGGACTTCGACAGTTTGATGGCCCTTGATCAGTGTGTGCTGCGAGCCCATCTTCTTGCCGAGCAATCCCTTGAATGGGACTTTACCTTTGCCGTCATGCTTCAAGAATTTCGCCGAGAGGTTCGGGTCGTTCGAAATGTATGACGGCACTTCACCTTTGTCGCCCGTGACGATCAATTGCTGGTTGCCGACAATCGTTTGGTTAACGTCGCCGAAGAACACGCAATGATAGTCACCCGGATTGATGAAGATGAGTTCGTTGGTTTGCGTATCCACAAGGATTTGAAACCCGTTGGGGAAACGCATACCTAAACGGTTCGGGTAGTTGACGTCATACACTTGGTCTTTCGACAGCTTGTCGATTTGATTCGCTGCCGACCATTGTGCGACGTGAGCATCACCCGTGGGAAAGAACAGCTCGACCTTGTTCCCGCGACGTGGAATGCCGCCAAAGAAACTGGTCTTGCCGATTCCCGTTTTCTTCTTCGCCATCTGACCGAACGGATGATTCCAATCGCGCGGACGTGCCCACGGCAACTGGTCGTCAGGTATTCCATCCATCAAACCTGGGACACGCGCACGTATCTGCCCGAGCTTGTCAGGATCGTTTTCATCCACGACAATTGCTTCATAGGGCTGGTCGGTGCGCAGCCCCTTGTTAGGGTGTGCGGCGGTTTCACGCATATCATTCGATCTCCATGCCTGCGGTGTTTTCGCTGCCGAACGCACACGCATATTTACGAAGGTACTCTTCCCACTTGGAGAGCAAGCCGCCCAGCTCAATGCTCGGGCCATGCAGTCTGTCCAGCGACAGCGCATCGAGACAGCGGGTGCCCAGCTTGTCACCGATGGAAGCATTGAGGTCGGACATTTTGTTTTCAGCGCACGGCACGTTGATTGAGGGAACGTCGCGGTAGTTCTCCGGAATGTCGCCTTTCGAAATCAACGAATTGAGATCATCGAAGAACGACGCGAGCAAGTCCTCAATCATATCGAGGCGGCCACTCAACATCGCGAAGATTGATCCCGGGTCTTTGATTGAGAAGTTCAGCACCAGTTTCTCAAGCGGGGACAGCATCGAGCACAGACTGTTTGCCATCGTCGCCATGTTGAACTCACTCATAAACGCATCGAGGAAATCGGTGTTCGGCCCGTACTTGTTGGCGAGTTCCGGAATGCCTTCAAGGATAGACTGCGAGCCGTTGGCGAATGCGTTGAGCATGTTGTCGATCTTCCCCCACTGACTATCGGAGGTAGATTCGAGAGCAGACATGCCGTCCGCACCTTGGCGCACACTATCGTTTTGCTGCGGTGGCCGCACCTCATCAGCAACAGACGGCGAGTTCGGCACGCCTTCATTACTGCCGCCACCCAACTCGGTGGTTCCCTTCTCACCTGTGAAGTTTCGCATCAGCAGCAACGCGGTACTCATGCCGCTTTTGCGAATCAACTCAGTTGACCCAGCAACCAGCCACTTGCCGGACTGACGCTTGTTCAACGTCTCACCGCTCGGGCGAATCACACCAGCATAAACCTCAATGGGTTCGAGCAAGTCAACGTCGTACAGTGAACCCTCAACGCGAATACGTTGGAACTCACTGAATGCGCTGAATTGTCTGCGCCAGTTGTCGGACGCCTTCACCCAGTTTTTGTGAACGCTCGCACTCGCCCCGTTGGATACCGCCATGTGGTGTTCGAAGTTCACCTTGGCACCCGCAACTTGGCTGCGCTGTTCGCTGTTAACGTTCGGCGTACCTTGGGCTTTGATCTTGCCTTTGTCGTAGCGCTCGACTTTCCCGTCGGAGTTAGTGGCGCGCGTTTGCGTACCGTAACTGACGTTCATGTTCATCGCGCCACTGACGCTCTTCGACGAAATCTCCGCAATGATAGCGGCTTCGCTTGGCGGCGAGTAGTTGAAGCAGAACAACTTGGCAGGCTGTTTGTCCATCTGCTTAATGACGTCCATCACACGCAACCGCTTATCTTCGGTGACGACAATCTGCGGATAGCCGCCGTCCGGAAGATACATGTGCTGTTCCACGGTTTCGAGGAACATGCGCGGTGTGGTGTTGAAGGAACGCCAAGGCATGTTGTCGTCGGAAGAGCTGACGTTTGTCTCCAACGTCAGTCCGTGCTTGCTCGCCACATCTTGAAGCACTGCGGAACTCGGGCCTTGCTTCGTGTAGGCACGCACATCGACGAAAAACTTCGGCACATCAAGCAGCGCAGTAACACGGATTCGCGTATCGCGCTCTGACCTTTGCGTGCTGCCCATCACGGTAAACGTGGACGTCTTCACTGCGCCAGTGCGCCCACGGGTGATCGTTATCTTCGTGCCATCTACAAGAGCGGCAGCGCCGTTGAACACGCCATGCCTGTCATCCAACTCCAACGTTGCAGACGGCACAGCGAAAACGCCGTTGACGATTGTGATTGAACGAACGCAGTCGCGCAGGGCAGGCAGGTCTTGCCCGTTGATTTTTAGGGACAGATAAAACTGACCACTAATGCCACCTTCTGCCATGACATTGATCCTTTACAGTTCGTACACCTTGGTTTGTACCTTGGTTTCCGATTTGATTACAGGAATTTTCAACCGCATTCCGACGCGCACTTCACTTTGATGCACCAGACCATTGAAGGCCAAGATGGCATCGAAGTAACGGTGCGAGTTGAAGTAGCGGTACGCGATTGTCTGCGGATTGCTGAACTCGGTTTGTGCGACGGTATGCCAGCGGAAGCTGTCAGCGTCGAGCACATTCATCAAGTCATCACGCAGCGGATCAAAACCAAACTCATCAATCACGGTGCCCCCTTACAGCCCAGTGCCGAACATGTTGTTCACTTTTGAGCCGAGAACGTCGCCCGTGCCGAACCACTGCGCGAGGTCACGACGAGTAACCGCGAAGTAGCTTTCAATGGTCAGCATAAAGTCGGCCGAGATTGGGTTGCCTGTCTCATCTTCGAACGCGCTATCACCGCTCGCACTTACGTTGGTGATAATCGCCGGAGACATTTTGAAGAACTTCCCGAGCTGGATAGTGAACGCTTCTTTCGAATCGAACTGGCCCCCTCCTGCGGTAGGGTCTTGGCGACTGCCGATCAAACTCGTTGCGGCATTCAGAACTTCCATTGCAGGAACGGGCCCAGGCGGGACGAGGAAGCCGTAATCATTTTCGTCGGCAGCAGCCATTGAAAGCAACTGCACCATCGGACGCATGACTTCGATTTCAGTGTCGCGGTATGCGTCGAGGAATATCGGCAACTCCAACGTGAAGTAACCGGGAGAATCCCAGATGCGTGCGGTCAGCAACTTGTGCTGTGACGACATGCCCCCGAATTTCAGTGCGCCGCCGAGGGCCGCACCTGTAGCACCTGCGGCATCAGTTAACGACATGCCTTCAAAAGGCGACGACCAGTTACTCGCCAGACTAAAGTTGAAATCCTCTGGAACGTAACCGCTGAACGCAATCGTGTTCGCAGAGTTATAAATCTTGATGCGGTACATGTTGTCAACGTGAAGCATATCCTCACGCGACGGAAGCAAGCCGCCGAGATTCAAGCCGAGGTTGAGGGAGCCGCCTCCGGCCCCCGAACCTACAAGATAATTCGCCATTAAATCCTCCCAGAGAGAAGACTGCCGAGGCCGTGATCCGCAATAAGGATGGGCATATCGTCGAGCGTGGTTGGAGCTGATCCGCCCTGACGCGCCAACATTGCGGGCGGCTTCTGGCCTTCTTTGGTTGCTGATTTGACCTTGGCCTTTTTATCAGGCGCAGGCGGAGGAACGGTAACATTTACTTGCGGCTGACTTGTAGCGGCCACAATGTTATCGCTGGTGTCTGTGCGGTCAACTTTCACTTCGCTGGTGTCGCGCTCGGTGGTCGCGGTATCGGTGCGTGCAACATCGACAGAGGATTTCGTGTCAGATGCTTTCGCGGTTTCCGCCGCCCGTTGCGCGTCGAGCTGCGCTTTGTACTGCGAGTGGTTGCGGGTGATGTTGGTCACGTACCCGCGAGTCTCAGCAGGCAGGTGCGGCATCAACTCATTTATGTCCGTGGTTCCCATGCGCTTAATCAACTTCCGCATGTTCCCAGGGCCCCAGTTGTACGCTGCGAGTGCCACCGGAACGTTGCCGTCAAACTGTTTGATCATCTGGCTAATGTACTTCGTGCCGCCTTCGACGTTCTGCGCGGGGTCGTAAGAATTCTGCACCCCTAACCCGCGCGCAGTGTCCGGCATCAACTGCATCAGCCCAGCAGCCCCTTTATGTGAGCTGACTTTGTTCTGGCCGCCTGACTCCTGCTTCATGATACTGCGCACCAACAATGGATCGACGCCGTGCCTGTTCGCCTTGTCTTCAATCAGCCCCGACCAGTTGGAGAGACGCGCTTCAACCTTGTCGTTGTTCGCCAAGTTCTTCAATACGCCTTGACCTTGCACATAGCGCGGGTCGCTGGTGTAATCAATCTTGGAAACCGACGACGTACTGGCACCGCCATTGTAACTTGCGCCTGCCGCTGGGTTGCGGGTCTGATAGCTGTAGTTGCTGCCACCTCCGCTGAACGCATAACTGGATGCGCCGCCCATTGCGTAGTTCGATGGCGTTGACTGCGGGCCTGTCTTGGCCGAGAACATGCTGCCGAAAGTGCGCGTGAACCAGTTGCCTGTCGTGCGCTCTTGCTTATCGGCTGCCTCTGCAATCTTGTCAATTGCGGGAGACTTGACGTCCACTTTGATTGCGGCGTCCTGCTCTTCGCTCGCCTTCTCACCATCGCGTTGCGTGACCACAATGTCGTAAGTCATTTCACCTGCGGCCTGTCCGGCTTCGGATCCGAAATACGAGCCTGCGATTCCCGCGACTGCGCCACCTACTGCGGCACCTACACCGGGAATTGGAATCAGCACTTGTCCGATTGCTGCCCCGATTGCCGCTGCCCCCATACCTCCGAGGATACCGCCCGCAGAAGATCCAGCGAGTCCAGAGTACGCTTTCTCTTTCTCCTTATCGGTCATCGTGTCGTCGGATGCGATGTTGTAAGCGTCGAGTGCCGCAAACGCAGATGAGATAATCGCGTTGGACTTCACTGCGTTACCGACACCCTTTCCGGCTTTCGCGACCTTGCTGAACATTCCTTTCTCAGCAGACTTCGGCAGGTCGGGAGTTTTGACATTGGGCTTCGCGGCTTTCGCAGTTGCATCAACGTCGTCAACCGCTTCCTGCGCAGTGCGCTTAACGGTTGCCGGAGTCAAGTCGTCAGCAACATCGGCAGTGGTTGCGGCTTTCGGTTTTGGTTTCGGACGCTGTTTCTCCGCTTCCTCCTCGTGCATACGGCGAACGAGATCATCCTCACCGTCATTCAAGGCACCAGAGTAAACAAGAGCACCACCTGCACCTAACAGAGTTGCGAGCTTACCGCCGGAACTCAACGCACTCATCGCACGCGAACCTCCGGCACGCACAAGGTCATCGACTTTGTTGGCTAGTGCGCGTGGGGCGTTACGAACTTTGCCATCGAATGTCTTCGCGCGTTCAACAGTGCGCCGCCACAGACCCCCGAACCGCCCACCTCTTCCGGTAGGACGTGTGCGCTGTCTGCGAGTGCGACGCTTGCGCTTCTTACCGTCGGGGCCATCAGGCAAATCAACATCAGGGCCACCGCCACCGAACAAGTCGGACATGGCTTCGAGGAAACCGCCACCGCTTCCGCCTTGCTTGGCTTGACGTGCGGCGTTCTCTGCCTGCGACTGTTCCAACTGCGCGAGGCGTTGGCGCTTCTTCGATTCAACCATCATTTCGCGGAGCTGGTCGCGATCCCACTTCCACCAACGCAACAACACCAGCAAGATTTTATCCAGCTTGTCGTTCTGGGTGGCGAGCAGTGATTCAAGTCCTTGCGTGTTCAACGCTTGGAAAACTTTCTGATACGCATCATCGACGCGCTCAGGTACAGAGGTTTCTTCCTCTTCCTCGATTGACGGCGCACGCTGCACGTTCGGAGTTTCGAGACGTGTGACATTATCCTCGCGCTTCGATTTCGTTCCTTGTGCTTTGGCCTTGGCTTTCGGGGTTCGAGCTTTGCGTTCGGGCTTCTCTGCGGGCGCACCGATTACGCCCCCGAACACCAATGCGTCAGCGGCTTCGGCAAGCAACGCCTTGTGCGATCTACGCATTACTTGGCTCCTTTGGCTTGACGCTCCCTTCGCTTCTTATCAGCTTCACGTTTGTCTTGAACGTAACACCCGTGCATGTAAAGCAACTTCTTCAACGGGATGGAGTTCGGTATCACGGCACCGAAATGCACGTTGAGGTTGAACTCCATATTCATCATTGAGATTTCAGAGAAGATGCGCAGGTACGACGTGAAGGAAAGTGGCTCAGAGATTGTCGGGTTGTTCGAGCAGAAGTTGCACTGCAAAGTCTTCTGCACTTCGATACAGCTATACATCACGCGACGCACTTCCGCAATTTCACTCAGCGTCATTTCACGTAACGTAGTGATCAGCGGAAGGTCAGTATCGACCCAGCGCGCTACCTCGACCAAATCACGGTCAACACCGTCTTCGATCAAGCGCACGGATTCGGGATACGATTTAACGAGCGGGTGACGGATACCATGCGGGAGATTGCGGCGCGTGCCTACAGTCTTCACACGGAAGCGCACCTCGTTGGTGACGAGAGACCCGCACGTTGATTTGTGGTAGTGCGGATCTTGAGGGTCGCGGTCTGTGTAGTCGTAGCCCGCCTGTCCGAGTGTGCCCTTAACCCATCGCGGGGCAAGGCAACGCCACGTAATTGTTCGCGTGTCATCGGTGTACGACACCTTATCGAACAAGGCGAGCAGATAACGGAAGTCATCGTCTTCCATTTCATAAACGTTGGCGTCAGTCATGTTCTGAATGACGGCAAGGAACAAATCGGGGTCGTTGTAATACAGCGCGTTATACAACGCCTGCATTTCCTGCGTGTGCATCTGTCGGACAGTGACGTCCTCACGCCCGCTAGGAAATCCCCCGAACTTGGTTACTGCTTCGGTCATCATCCCAAGAAGGTCTCGATGCCGATATGCCATTGAGTTTCCAGCGCGCGGCCACAGGAACCGCACACCATCAGCGCATCAGAAACAACGCCGTGCCAGTTACCGTTCAACCACTGCACGGTCTTCATGAACAGAGCAGGATCCTGATCGTCGAGGTCTTCGATGCGACTCAAGCACAGCAACAGCATGTCGCGGCGATTGGTGTAGTCGTACTCACCGGACAGGTAGTCAACGGCGAGCGGAAGTGTCACGTCAGGATGCGGCAGCGTATCCCAAACGTCGTCGCGCACATAACGAATGCGAACGTCAGAGTTTACGATATGCCCCGCTGCACCACCGCCACATTGCTCGACGTGAGTGACGGTGCCGCCTTCTGGAATTTCCAGAGCGTGATAGGTACGATGAAGATCGCCATCATGAGCGTAGTTGTAGACCGGATGCGTGCAGGTGCCGCCGAGTACCAGTGGCACTTTACTTTCCATCCACATCATCACAACCAACTGCCACACGTCGAAGACGGTCAGGTTTTGCCAAAGCAAATCAGTATCGCAACTGTCTGCGTCGATGTTCTCTTCAAGCAACTCGATGAATGCGCGAAGTTCTGCGTTGAGGTCTCCGCGCGGGCAATCTTTCAGTCTGATAAGGGCCGCGCCATTGAAAGGCCGCATTGCGAACGAGTCGATACCCGCACGCTGCGCCATACGCGAGCCAAGCAAATTGGTGTGTACTACGATCATGATTAACGACTCCAAGATGGGATTAGTGCCTCGCACTTGAACTGCACTTGTCCGAGTTGAATGCTCGGGGTGCCGCCAAGTTCGCCAAGGTTAAATCCAGTAGGCCAGCAGTTGCGGACAGTTGCAGTCACCATGACTTTGCCTGTCACATCATACAGCGACACCGGAACATGCTTCTTATACACGGACGGCAATCGGAATCCGCCAGTGTACGGGTTCTGCACCAAGTTCATCCAGTCGGTGAAGTAACGCCACGCTGATTGAAATTGGTCAATGCCCACCTGCATCGTAAACTCACCGGGACGGGTTCCGTTGGCGAGATAGATTTCCGTGCTTGCTACAGCTTTGGATCTCTCGGTGAAGGTAGGGAACGGCAGAGATACGCCTTCCACAAAAGTTACTGGAAGAGATTGCCCCCCGATAGCAGGCATCTGCGCAACTCGCCACATGTGAGAAAGAAACGGCTCGTACTTACCGGACGAGCCTGCTTCCAATTCCGCTAGGGAAATCATGGCACACGTACCAAAAGGACGGCAATTGCTTTAGACTTCTTCGACGGTGGAATAACTGACGCACCGACTTCGACGTCTTGACCCTTCATCGCAGCGACCAACAACTTCTCTGCATACTTCTCCCACACCGCATCCTTCTTCAAGGATTCGAGATAGGAAGTTGTGGCATCGAAATACAGAATGGTGCTGCCATCAATGTCCTCGGCCCGTCGCATGTAAACGATGGAGCGAGGCTTATGGAAAGGCTGCTTGCGAATTTCCGCTAACACCGCCTTGACGCCACTGTCGGCCTTCGCCTTGATAGGTTCGGGATCCACAGGTTTAGCGTCAGGGTCTCTCTCAATACTTTTACCGATTTTGGAATTCGTAACGGCTTTGCCTTTAACGCGACCCTTGTACGCTTTCGCCCGTCCCATCAGTGAACGCGCTTGAGCGGGAGTTGCAGGAAACACAATGTCCGGTGCGTCTTCATGCACGACGTAGATCTTACCGCGAGCGCCAACCCATGTGCCGAAACGCTCAGTCGCATCGATCTGAACTTCGTGAGTGCGCGTCTCTAGCGTGACAGGCCGTACGCCGATAAAAACGAACCAATCGAATTCCTGATACGGCGGAATCTTTGCAGCCGACTGGCTAATCAAATTTGGCACAAGATCCTCCGAAGGGGGCACATGGCCCCCTTTTATTAGTTGTCGTCCTTGCTCAGGGTGTAGTCGAACTTGAAGTCCACCGAGCAGGGAACGGCTTGCGCTGCACCACTGAATTGGTAATCGGGAACTTGGGACGGCCACACACCTTTGATAGTGGTCTCATCAACCACTTTACCTTCTTGGTCAAGGATGCGGAAGGTAGCGACAGCGGCGTAGTCCTTTTTGAACTTACCAGTGCCGCGCTTCGTGCTCTTGATCAACGCAGCCCACGCGCGCAGGATCTTGAGAATCTTCGCTTCGTGGTTTTCGTTGAACTCCAACTGGAAGCTGCCGCTCCAAGTTTTACGGCCAGCGTAACGGAGTTGATAACCGAACGCTTCCTTCATCACTTCTTCGAGTGACATACCCGGGAGAGTACCGGACTTGGTGTGAATGCGGAGGCTCTTCGCACCGTCCTGACCGTTGACAGGCAGCTTGGAGAAAATGATCTCGAAGTTGTCGTCAAGCATCGGGTCGCCAGTGCTCTCGAACTCATCCATCGTAACTTTACTCATGGCACATTACTCCTTGGTAGTAGTTGCCGCTTTCTTGGCCGCAGCCAACTGGGCTTTGGTTGCATGACGCAGAACCAGAACACCCGCACCCGGGACGTTGATGTAGACCGCAGGCACGCCACGCATCGGAGCGGACTCGAAGATGTTCGCTTGCTTGATCTTGGAACCAGCGGCACCCAGCAGAGTGCTAACTACCAGATCGGCAGACTTGCGGAAGTCGGCGGTGTTGGTAGCTTGCGTAGCTTGAGTGATCTCGGAAGCGCGCGCCTTGGTCTTTTCAGTACCCTTGGAGTGCTGCTCGATTGCTTTGATCAGATCGCGCTGAATCGCCAACGCTTCTTTGTTCAAGATAGCGTTGTTGTAGATCGGAGCGACCAGAGTGTACGCATCGCTCGGGTTCTTGCGACTCATCACGCGAATGGCGCGCTTACGCAGATAGGTAGCGTCGCCTTTCTTGGCCTTGGCCGCGCTGTACGCTTCGACCTTGGCTTTCTTGCCGATGTAGTAATAACCAATCGGCTTCAACGCTTTCTCGATCTGCTTGGCGGTTTTCGCACCCAGCTTGGTGATCTGCTTGGCGGCTACCGCATCACCTTTGGCGTGGGCCTTGGCGAAACGCTCGGCAGCAGCGGCGATCTTGGTGCCAGCAGCTTGCGCCTTCTTGAGATTCAGGTGCTTGTCAGCATCCAGAAAATCAGCAGCGGCAGAAACGGAAGCGACTTTGGTCGCGGTGTTGTTCAGGATGATCATACTTGGCCCCGTTCGATGAGACTCACAACCGCACTCAGTTGACCGGTCGGTGCGATGTTGAGGTTGAGGTGAATACGCTTGGTGTAGCGAGTAGGGTCGAGGAAAATATCGACATACAGATCGCCAGCAGCACTGGTTTGCGCAGTGTTGTTGCGACTGTCGATAACAGTCTCGTACCAATCCAGACCGCGACCGTTGTACGCAGGTTGAAGGATGTTCTCTTCAATGTCGGTCTGCAAACCCTTACGCAGAACGGTGGAGTCGTTCTTGAAGTTGTAGCGCAGCAGACTTACACGCGCGGTCTCGGTGATAACACACAGCAGGCGACGAACGCCAATGTCATCCAGCGGAGAGTTGCGGTTGTAAGTGGTGTCGGCATTCCACACGAAAATCCCGAGCGCGTCGTTTGCGGCGACAGCGTGCTTGAAGTGAATCGGGAAGTTGATGGAGTTGTCGTTGTACTGGTCGCGCAGATCAACCTTGGTAGTGTGGCGCAGGCCAAGAGCCCACGGCAGACCGCCACGGTTCAGACCAGCAGGTGCCAGCCAACTGCGATCCTTGTCGCACTCCAACATCGCGTAGGTCATCGCTACAGAGAACGGAACCCACATGTTGCGCTGCACGCTGGTCGCACGATAGTCCACGTCGTTCGCGTTCAGCGTCAGATAGCTGGATGCGATGTTCAGCGACATATCGTCGAGCTTGCGACGACCGTAGCGATACGCGATTGCTTCGGACGGGTATTGCCACTGCACCGGAACGTTGGCGTTGGCGATTGCATCTTGCCGCTCTTCTGCGATTTCCGCAATGCGAGTGGTGATTGCCGGATGCGCATAGCCGCAGTCACACGCGATGCCGAGACGAACACGTTCCCAGTCGCGATAGTTTTCCCAGCCTTCCAGAATCAGAGACAAGCTCTTGTTACGGATAACCGGATCGCTGTGGTAAATGTCGATCTCGCCGCCGTCAGTACCGTGCATCAGTTGGCCGTGCGGAGTGGTCGGGTTGTTCGGGTCGAACGCGCCACCACCTACGGCATTCATTGCTGGATACTTCGGATCGGTTGCCAGCTTGAAATGCTGCTCGTTGACGAACACCATCACAGGGCACAGCGGATCGTTGTTCACCATTTCTTCCACGAAGCACTGCTCGTTGTTGCCGTTCACCTTGTAGAACAGGGTGCAGCCGCGCCATGCCTTGACCGGAGATTTGAAACCTACGCGGTAGAGGTACAGGTTGAACGATTCGTGATCGGGGTCAGTGGTGTTCGGCTCATACGCGATGTAGTAGTCGTTGCCACCCGCGCCACCGAATTTTTCAGCAACCAGCATAATGTCCTTGCTGCTAAACTGCACGGTTTCGAGATCATCGAGACCAGCGGCCAGCGGGCGGCTCACTGCGAAGTTGTTGAAGGTGGAGATCATGGTGCCAGCATACTTCACGCCGTCCGCAATGCGGGTAACGTTCAGATAGCTCGCTTGAGAAACGAGAAGACGAAGCAACTCTACGTTCTGCCAGTAACGTCCTACCGACGGGCCGATGAGGTCATCGAACTCGGCAGCAGTAACGCGCATGTTCTTGCCAACGCGACCGCGAGGCAACGGCAACACCGCAGTAGCTACACCGCCCGCAACGAGTTGGGATTGTGCTCCGCGATCATTCTCGACGAAGTACACACCCGCGCTCGTATGTTGAGTTGTGAGCATGAGACAGCCCTCCTTAAATGGGACTTGATAAATTACGGACAACTGCCGTAACAGTTACGTTTGTGGGCTCTTCCGCAAGAATTACCAGTGAAGAAATCTTCCCAGTGAATGCGAAAACGCCGTCGCACTTGATGGCGTCACCGCCGATCATCACGATAAACGGAAAGCCTGCTTCCGCGAAGAACAGTCCATCAATGTTGGTGAACTGTTCCCCTTTCGGATCGGCAGTGAACTCTCGCTGCAACAACGACTGACCAGCGGCACCGCTCATTGCGGCAGCCTTCGATTGTCGAATGATGCGCGCACGAACTGGCCCTTTGACTTTCGTTACCGTCATGTCCAAAAGGAATGTGGTATCAATCGGGCGGAAGTTGGTGCGTGCATTTTGATGCGCGATTTGAGAACCGAATAACTTGTTGTTGTTCATTGTTATGGCTCCAGCGTAGTGACTTGCTCAGACACTTGCGCGTCAGGATCCGGTGCTTGTCCCGATGGCGTGAGGCGAGTGCGTCGCGTCGGTTTGAAATACTGCTCCGAACCTGCAAGCAACTCCTGCACCTCTGCCACAGCCATCGCGTCTTCCGGATCGGTGTTCTGTCCGGTCGGGTCGATTGACAGTGTTACTGCGCCGTAGTTGTTGAGCTTCGACAC